CATAATCTTTGCTCTCCTGTGTACTTGCGTCTGTGTCTGACCCGTCAACATCTTGTTGTGGAGGTCGACCACCTACTGCTGGGTTTGTTGCACTACCCGCGATATTTTGAGGAACTCTGATATGTTCACACTCACCGCCCATCTTATTAAGTCGTAAATCTTCTCTAGCCTCATCAGGGGTGGCAATACCACCATTGACCAAAGTACTCCAAAACATAGCTTGACTACGAGTATCAGGACGTAAGGCAGAAATAGATTTCTTATCTGGTGTTACATCTATATCAGGTCCAAAACGTAAAGCAAAAGCACTAGCAAATTGGTCAAGAATAGGTAATATAGTATGAAGATATAATAGAACCTGGTTAACACCCACGTTTGCATTATTACCTGATTTTAAAAGTACATAGGGTACTCCCAAAGCTTTGGACATATCCTGTTGTATTCTATCAATAGAGTTTTCAAAATCTAATTCAGCAAAAGTAAGAGTAGAAAATCGGTCTATTTTTAAACCACCGTCTAAGATAGCAGGAGAACGGGCTCCTCTATAAATACTTGTGTAAGACTGTTTCCAATCATCAAGTAATCTATCTTTGATTTTTTTACTTAAGACATTATCAGTAGTTAAAACAAATCCAGGAATAGCACCATTCTCGAAAAACTGTCGTTGGAAATCTATCATAGCATAGTAAATTTCCATTAATCGCTCTAATCTTTTTAATTTACTATCTCCACGATATATAGAATCAGCACTATCTGCTTTTACATGGATAATTTCTCTTGCGTCAAATTGTATAACAATCTGATCAGACCTTTCTCCACGATTAGGATTGATACGACCTAATGATCCAAATAAACTATTCTCTGCGACTGACCCAGGAGCATATTCGTATCCTAAAACAAATCTTTTCTTGTCCGCAATAATAGTAACATCATTAGCAGGAATTAAATAAAGAGAACTACCCTTATCTTCTTGTTTATCATAAAAAAAGAAAGTATTACCATCAAGCATAAAATCCATAAAAGCTCGACGATAAAATCTAATACGATCCTCAAATGGGTTAGGTCGAGTATTTAAAAGCTTACTAAGCTTTTTTTCCGCTCCACCTTTTACAATAAAAGGGACTTCTGTACAAGCACTCACCATTAACTCAATAGCACGAGTAATAACATCAATTTCTTCGTAAGCAGTTTTAAAGTCACGAATATTTTCAGGGGGTGATTCTGACTCTACCGCTTGAATTGATGGTTGTGCAGGATTAAGTTTTTCTAACCTATCTATCAACCATTCTCTAAATGTTGCCATATTTCTCTCTTTGAACCTCCAACCAATTCCTTATTTTGGGAACTAGGTGATTAGGATAACGCTGGCCGAAGAGATTATGTAGCCTTTGATGATGCCACCGGCAAAGTGTCAACAGGTGTATATTACTTAGCTCCTCCTGTCTTTCTTCTTTAAATACTACTCGTAAGCTTTTTATCTGTTCAACCGATGTTACAGCCTTTACATGTTTTGACTGACACCATTCCCAAAAAAGCTGTGAAAGACTATAGAGATGGTGGAGTTCTAAGTCCTTAGTAGCCCCACAAATATAACAAGAGCTTTTTAATTTGTAATCTGATTTAATATAATCCCGAACATACTTGAGGCTGTATCTTTTTAACTCCCCCATATAGACCTCTACTTTCATATTATTTACATATTAAGAGTATATCAAAATACTGCTAGTAAGTCAAATCAAATTTTTTTAAATTGAGTTATAATACAGGTTTTTACTTTCTTTTTAGTGTTGCCCTGTTGGTTTTCGGATTAAACTTAAAACTCTTTGGACCTTTCTTAGATCCTTTGGCAGCACGACTTTTTGCGCGCTGACCAGGTGTCATTTTACTCCTCGTCTGTCCTTTTTTGGTAAGCTTTTGGCTTCCTTTTTTCAGAACTTTAGCTTTTTGTAATCTCTTCGTTGCTATAGCAAAGGCTGTGCCTTTGGAAAATCCTTTTTTCTGTAATTGTTTAACTAGTCTGTCCAAAATACTAGGCATTTAACTTCTCCTTTCTATTCCATAATCTGGTAGTATTTCCATTTCTGTATCCATAATATAATGTGAAACACCAAAATGTTGAGTTATCGCTAAACATAGGTTATTCAATTCTATATCCTTAATATATGTCTTTTTGATAGTTTGCACTCTGAGTATAAAGCAAGAGTCTTCCACTATTTGCACATTTCCAGTAGTTCCAATAATAGAATCTGGGAATTTTTTAATTGTTTTTCTGAGATCCAAAATTGTTTTTTTATAAGGAAGAAAGGTATCAGCGACAAAACATATATATTCTGTTTGACATTCCAAAGCACGATACCATCTATCAATATCGCCTTTATTTCTGGAATTGTTATAAATTTTCCCAGAGTAAAAATTTTTCGGCACGTGGTATGAGGGGTTATTATTTATTAAAGTAATTGGAAGAAAACCTTGAAATCTCTCAATAATTTTTATTACATTAGCAGGTCGCATATAGTTAGCTACCAAAAGAGTAGTATCATTAATCGTGAACATATATTCCTACAGTATTTCTATGGTGTGAGTAAATGGCATAACGGACTGCGTCCGAAGCGTGACTGGCATCATCGTGAACAGGTTTTTGAGTTTCAGTACGAGGATTCCAACGATAAGCACTCATAGCCTGAAAAGTAGCATAGGCATTATTTTCATCAAAAAATAATTTATCATTCTCCACTAACACTTGCACATGACTAATACCATCATTCACACTTTTAATAGCGTTATCACAATAAACATCATAATTATAAGCTAAATCAGCACGGGCTTGGGCAGCTGAATGGTCGATATAAATATTTTCTATATCCCAATCATCCACTCGTTGTTTAATCTCTTCTGCAAATACATCAGTAGTAGTTTCTTTGGTAATATACTCATCTACTATCCAATAAGAAGTACCGTCAGTTGCAATCACTACAAAAGCAGTAGAATCACGATATCCAATATCTAATCCAGCAATAAAGTCAAAGTGAGGATCTTTTTGTTCAATATTAGAAAAATCCTGTAGATGTTTGGACTCACTGATAGCATAAATTTGTCCAGTATGAGTGGTCCATTCACAATAATATTCTTGTAAATGCTCACTTTTAGTACTTTCACTACTTTTTCTAGCTTCTTCAACATCTTTTTCGGTTAAGTAAGGATTAGCTTTCCAAGTATAGAGACCACAGCCCCATTCTTTATATTCCTCATCTAAGCCTCTTAAATAGTATTTATACATATAATTAGCTTTACCACGAGGAGTAGTAATAAATAGAGCGCGAGAATCAGGAAACGTTGATAAGGCCGGGCGCAGGTCCCTTATGAAGTATTCTTCATCAGTAATTACCGCCGCCTCATCGATAATTAAAAGGTCAGCACCACGACCAATTAAACTGTCTTGGTTACTGACAGATAATAGACGAAAAACAGAATCATTACATAAAACTATCACTTTATCTTTGGCGTTCGCCTTTTTAGTTTCAATCTGTAATGTACTTAAAAACCCAGTCACAAAATCCCAAATAATACTGGATAGATTGTAGTTAGGAGCAACCACTGTAACTAATTTATTAGGCTCCAATAGTTTGGCTAAAGCCAGAGCAGAGGCAGCAAAAGATTTACCTGTTCTACGAGCACTAATATGAACCCAGAAACGATGTTCTTGTAGCCCATTATACATACCCAACTGACTTATATTAAATTCAATATCTCTAGTAGGGTTGCTGGGGTCTTTTAATCGAGTAACAAGGTCAGCCACGGGTATTTTAAAAAATGTCATTATTACTTCCAAGCAGCCCAAATATGATTAGTCTCTGATCCTCTATTAACATCCTCACTAAACCCAACAGTAAACCCATCTGTGTCAAAAGACAGAAGTCCTTGCTCTGCCTCCTCGCCACTAGTTATTTCTGCATCATCCCGATCAAGACGCAAGAACTTCTTAACTCCTCTTTGGGAGTCCCAAATTGACCATGCTCCACTTTCTTCATCTGCTGTTTTAATTATAACACAATTAGGTTGAAAACCTAGTCCAGTAATACTGAGAGGATCTTCACCCGATTGCCCTAAATAACGGCCAAAAGCAGATCTACCAGCAATAGCAGCAAACAAATAAGCTATATAAGCATCTCCATCCTTATTTACCTCGTTACCAGTACCCACCCTAAAAACTGTGGAAGTCGGTTTAGTATTATTCCAGGGAAAAACACCTTGTACTTCAGTAGCGCTACTATTCAAACGAAGTTTAAACCTTTCAGGATTATTGCCTCTGTCTAGTCCAGAATGATATACGTTCCAGTCGTCTATAACTGGTCGTGTTTTTACAATCATCATCTGAGGAACACTTCCTAGACTATGAGAAATATTTCGAGCAACCCCATTCCCTGTATAAGAAACTACATCAAGTCCATTACTTTCTCTCCAAGTGTATAATATATAAGTTCCAAAATTCTGATTGACCTCATTATCAGTACCAATTTCTACTCCATTAGAATTAAAGGCTTGAAAATGATTAGCTCTAGTAAGTTCTGCAGCAGTAGTAGCAGGATCTAATTTAATAGTAGGCCCTCTAGTACTATCTACTAATCCCCATTCACTTGTATCGTTTCTTTTTTTAATAATTGCTAAATCAGGTTGAATATTAGGAGTAACATTTATATCTCTATCATCATTACCATCGCCTGTATATTTTTGAACAGCGAAAAAGTCCCCTCCTGCTGCTGCTGTTGTTCCCCCAAAAAAACCAAATACTTTTGTAAACATTAAACTCCTTTAAATATTATGGATTATCAGAACAGGCAGCAAGAGTTCCAGTTTTAGAATCAAAACCTGCACCTTTGTTCATACTCCCTTGTAAATAGATATGCCGGACCACCGTTGCTCAGCGCCGCCGGTATCCAACGTCAATGTAGTGTTCTGCGCTCCTGTGGCGGCAAGGACTTTTGAAGCGATACCAATGGTGGCGGCAACGGAGGCGTTACCTAGTACGAATTCCTTCTCTAGTGAATAACTATCCGACCAATCAGCGTCAATGATAGCACCAAAGTCATCGTCCCCGAAACCACACGACGCTATTGCCAGAGATACAGCTTTGGCGGTCGCGGTCGTAGTTCCAGTGTTAGCGATTAACCCGTTGCCGCTTGTCTCGTCGTTGCTGGCTACAACATCGCCCGGCGTTGACGTCGCCAACCCCAACCACTCCATAATGTGAAGTGTAATTAACGTCGAGCCGGCACCGTTGTCGTCACCTAGAGTAAAAGTAACTGTCGAACTTTCCGCCGCCCCAGCGACTTTATGAAACATCACCAAATCAGTATCAACAGTTGCAAAAGCGGTGTTCAATTGCACGTCTTGAATAAACCCGGACGGCACCGTGAGAGAATACTGTGGCTCGAATACCCGTGTGTTCAAGATGCCAACAATAAGGTTGTTCTCAGTCGGTGCGGCATCGAATACAGCCGCAATGTTGGCCGGGTCATTAATACCGAAAGAGGTCGCGGACTTATCCTGAACAAGCTCGATAGCACCACCTCCAAAAAGAGAAAAAGGTCCACCAATAAACATTACTTAAAATCCGCCTGTACTACACAAAACATACTGGTACCATTAGAATGACAAGTCATAACATCTATGGCATTATTAGTAGTAGTTAGAGTAGGAGCAGTACCCCCAGGAAACTTATAATCCGTACCAAAAGTTAAAGTATGACTCCCATTATTATCTTGTTCAAATTGTAAAGTATACATTCCTCCATTTACTTGGCTATTAGCATTATCTAAAATACGATTAGCTGTTAATTTAACTCGCGCTACTTGATTACTGGTTAAGTTCCACTCAATAGTAGCTGCATCAGTTAAAGTTGCAGTACCAAATGTTTGTTGTCTAGTATAACTTTGAACAACTCCTATTTGTACTACTGTCACGCCACCGATTTGCACATCCTGTGCATTAATACTACCATCAGCCCCACTACCAGCAGTAGGAGATCCTATTACTGTGTTACCTGTAAAAACACTATTACCTGTAACAGTAGTTATAGTATCAGCATCATTAGTTTGAAATAACCCAGAACCAAAATCAACATTACCTGTAACAACATTATTACCTGTAACAGTAACTATAGTATCAGCATCATTAGTTTGAAATAATCCAGAACCAAAATTGACATTACCTGTAATAATAGTATTAGCTAGAGTAACAGTACGTAGACCATCATCAGTTTGAAGTAACCCACTACCTACATCTACATTTCCACTTACAATGACATTTGCAAAAGTAACATCATTAGAGGCATCAACTTGCAAACCAGCTCGGGCACTAGCTGCGTCACTACCTCCAGTACCTCCAATAAATAAACTAGCTCTTTTTACCATCTTTCATTAAGTCCTGTATTAAGGTATCATAGTTTGAATTTACTTGAATAGCAACTACGGGACCTTGTTTTTCCTTAGATGTAACAGTCGTTTCAATATCATTAAGATGTTTCATCCATTTCAATAAGTCTTCTTTAGAATAAACACCTGTTTCTATAGCATCTTGTAGTTTTTGATCAATTACATCATTAATAATTTTCATGCGACGGAACCTATTAATATACCCTTGGTTCATAAAAACCGCAGTAATGTAATTTTGTACTTCTTTTTTTTCTAGTGTTTTTGTAATTACATCAGTAGGTACATCGTATTCTTCCGCAATATCCTGCAAACTAACACATTCAATATATTTATTAGCCACACTTAAAACTATAGGATCTAAGTCTGGAGCCTCTAAAGCTTTATTTAATGCAGTATCAGCAGTATCAGCCAGCTCTGATGGGGAAATAATTTCTATATCTGAACTCATCTATACCCTCCTACTTATTCTAATTGCTTCTTCTCTAGAACAGTTAAATTTAACCATTAATTTTTGAAGTTCTTTTTCTTTGGCCTGTTCTACTGTGCCTACTTGCTCTTCAAATCCGGTAGTATCTACCTTAATGTTCATTTTAATCTTTTTCTCCTATGATGTAAATGTTCGTTTTCAGCGAACAAAAACATAGTATTCTGAGCACCAGTTCTACTGCTTACAGCAGTATCGTTAATTGTTATAATAGTCGAATTGGATAAATAAACTTGTAGTCTATATCTATCATCATCAAAATAGCCTTGTGCTTCAAAAGTTTCTATTCCAAAGGTAGTTGAAACATTAGTTGCCATTTACATTCTCCTTTATATATTAGGCTCCAATTGATAAGTAATTTGGGCCTCTATAGTAACAACTCCAAAAGGTTCAAATAGTCCTGCATCGCCCCTCATACTAATTATTCTTGATTCAGCTAACTCAAAAGGACACCCATCTGTAAGAAATCCTAAACTATTTACAATAAATTCAACATCTTCTGCTAAATCATCTTCTGAATTTATTACATTTTCGCTACGTGTGTATCCTCTAATAGTAATATCCAAGGTAGCATATTTAATTCCTGCACCAATAAATTGACGTGTTTCTGTCCCTACTAATAAAGTAATAGTTGGAAAATCATTAATATCTTCTAAATATTTAAATTTACGAAAAACATTATTAAATACATTAGAGTTAAAAGTATAAGGAGTTCCAGGAACTTCTATTCGTGTATCAGTAGTTTTATTAATACGTTTTAACTCAGTAACAAGTAAGCTAATAACATTACTTTTCCTACTCATTATACAAACGGTTCCACTTGATAAGTAATTTGCCCCTCTATTATCGTTATTCCAAAAGGTTCAAATAATCCTTCATCACTATTAACTGAAACCACTCTAGAATCTACTACTTCAAAAGGAGTACTATTTGCTAAAGACTCAATGCTATTAACAATAAATTCTATATCTTCTGCTAAATCATCCTCAGAATCTACCACATTTTCAGATTTAGCATATCCTCTAACAGTAATATTTATAGTTGCAAATTTAATTCCCGCACCAATATATTGACGAGTCTCTGAAATAGCCGTTAAAGTAATACAAGGAAAGTCATTAATAGTATCAAAATATTGAAAAGTGCGAGAAACTTTATCAGACACGTCAGAATTAAAAGTATAAGGAGTCCCAGGAACTTCTATTCGTGTATCAGTAGTCTTATTAATACGTTTTAATTCAGTAACAAGTAAATTTATAATTTGAGTTTTTCTATTTAATACCGCCGTGGCAACAACACTAAGAGTAGGAGCAAATTCTAGTAAGGTAAAGGTTCCTAATGGAGAAACTACATTAATACCTGTAGAAATAGTAGGAGCAAATCCTGTTAAGGTAAAAGTACCTAATGGGACGTTAGCATCTACTTCTGCTGAAGGAGTTAATCCTGTAAAGGTAAATGTACCTAATGGAGAAACTACATTAGCACTTATATTTATTTCAGGAGCAAACCCGGTTAAAGTAAATGTTCTAACAGGAATATTAGCTGATACTTCCCCAGAGGGAGTTAATCCTGTAAAGGTAAACGTTCCTAATGGAACA